CTTCATTGCAGTATCTTTTAGTTGCTGATAAATTTGTTACTTGACAGTCATCTTTAAAAGCAATTCCAGTAAGAGCGTCTAAAGTTGACCTAATTAGCTTATCTAGGTCATTTTTTTTAACAATTAAATAAGCTGGAGCCGATTGCTTCAGCAGTCCATTTGAGCGATAGTGACTTTTAGGTCGTTTAAACCTAAATATCAAACCAACGTGACAAGCACCCTCGATAGGTGTTTCTGTCTCTTTTTTGGCCACCTTGCTAACTTCCCTACGCCATGTCTTTACCCTTTTGCAAACTTCGATCATTCTGCCACCACCAATATGTCGCTTACTGCCTTGAGGGGCTGGTTCAATATTCTCAACGGAAAAAATAAAAGATGTCATTTAATCCACAAGGTTATCCTTTCACTGCTTTACCCACAAATCTTAGAGGAAAAATACAACCAAATCAATTAGCTGTTTTATGGGTCATTCAAAGTTACGCAAACAAAGATGACCAGCAATGTTATCCATCGTTAAATACAATTGCCAAGTCTGCTTGTATGTCAAAACGAACCGCACAGAAGATTGTGAACCAACTTGTCTCTTTGGGTTGGTTGGAAAGAAAACATCAAAAAGGCAGAAATGGTGAGCAGGGCAGTAATTTATACAAAGTCACTATTTGGCATCTTGCTAATGTTCCAGAACCTAGTATTGATGGGCGTGGCAAATCCTGCACCCCTGCAAAATATGCTACACCCCCAGTGCAAAATCTGCACCCCCCCATGGCACCAGATGCCACCAAACAAGATGTATATAAACTAGATACAAATAACAATATAAATAAAGTTAGTAAACAAAAAACCAAGAAAAAGATTTATTCAAAGGAATTTGAGCTTTTTTGGCAGAAATATTTAAAAATTAAAAAGAGAGCATCTGGTCAAACAAAGCCACGAGCCTTCGAGGAATATTGTGTCGTTATAAAAAGTCATTCTTCAGAAACACTTGCTTTAGCTTTACAAAGAGCTATAACTGATCAACACCAAATTGAGAACAAGGGGGGCTTTGCTTCTCCCTTTCCTGATGCGTATCGGTGGCTGAAGAACGGCAGTTTTGAAGCCTACTTACCAAGCTCAGTCGATTTGCCAAAGCCAAAACAAAATTGGGAGAAAGATAAATCCCAAGACTTACCTTTTTAACTTGCTATGTCTTACAAAAGAAAACTGACTGAAAAAACAATAAATTTTTATCCTCCTGATAAGGATTGCTACGCTTGCTATGACACAGGAATCGTTAATAATTCAGATCGTTTGGTCAATCGACTTTATTGGCATGATTATGATATCGATGAAAAAGGCAGAAAGTTTGCTGGCTCTGATGCAGCCATAATATGCCATTGCAAAAAAGCATATCAACAATTAGACGAAGAACAAAATGTTATCTCGTCTGGATATAGAGACTCTTTAGGTAATATTAAAACAATAGTAACTTCCAGTGGTGAACACACTTTAGGCGTTTCTTTATCTAAAGATGAAACAAGAATGTTGCACAATAAAAGAAAGGAATCTTGGCAACAAAGTGTTAAACTAATGAACGATTATCGCTTGCAAAATATAAACAATTCAAAGAAAGAATTGCCATATTTTATACAAACTGTCAAAGAAACTTTAAAAAATACTCCTTCCCTGTTTTCATTTCCGACAGAAAAAGCTACTGTTGAATCAATGAAACTCAACCAAAGTGAACCACCGCCTTCCTAAAAACCTACTTTATGAGTCGGCTCAGGCAAGAGAAAAAAGGGAAAATATAGAGTTTTCTAAACGACACCCAGCTCCTGTTTCCTTAGCAACTTTAACAAGTTATAACTGGCCTGTTCATATGAATTGGGGCGATTGGTATTTAAATGAAGAAAATTATTCTTTAGACTTGATGCCTGATTGCCACTTTGGTGTTTGGGACCACGATGAACCGCTTTACTCAATAAATTTAATTGAAGTCTGCTCTGCCAACGACATGATTCGCTGGTTTTTTCATTTGCATGGAAAGAACCCACATCTTTATGGAGAAAACTTAGTAACCGATCTTTTTTATGCTTTTCATGAAATTTACAACGATTTTAAATTTGATTTGCAAAAAATGGGAGAAATAGTATGTCCAACCGCTGTTGTCAATAACCACATCAAAAAATATAATCAATTCAAAAACGCAGCATGAAAATTAACGAACTCAAAAACGACCACAAAAACGCAAGAAAAAGAACTGACCGTTCTTCCGCTTTAATAAAAGAATCACTACAAAAATATGGTGCTGGTCGATCAATTGTCATTGATGAAGAGAATCGAATCCTTGCTGGTAACGGAACAATCGCTGGTGCAAGAGCAGCTGGTATAAAAAACGTCAGAGTTATTGAAACCGAAGGTGATGAAATTATTGCTGTAAAAAGAAAAGGACTCTCCGAAGATCAAAAGGTCGGTCTTGCTTTAGCTGACAACAGAACCTCCGATTTATCGGAGTGGGATAAAGAAATGTTGCATCAGCTTTCAGAAGATCACGATATTGATCCGTGGTTTACAAAAGAGGACCTTGCAGAAATACTTGGCGAACCTGATATCATTCCATCTGAAGGTTTAACTGATCCAGACGAGGTTCCTGAAACTCCTGAAGAACCAACCGTTCAGTTTGGAGAGGTTTGGAAACTTGGAAACCATAAATTATTATGCGGAGACTCAACCGATCAAAACCAATTACAGCCTTTGATGGAAAACGAACTTGCAGACCTTTGGTTGACTGATCCTCCATACAATGTGAACTACGAAGGGGCCACCGCAGATAAATTAAAAATACAAAACGATAATCAATCCGATGCAGAGTTCCGACAGTTTTTGGCTTCGGCTTATACGGTTGCTCATCATTATCTTAATGACGGTGCTTCCTTTTATATCTGGCATGCAGACTCAGAAGGTTATAACTTCCGAGGTGCAGCAAAAGATGCAAACTTGCAAATAAGACAATGCCTTATCTGGGTCAAGTCCTCAATGGTTATGGGTCGTCAAGATTATCATTGGCAACATGAACCCTGCCTGTATGGTTGGAAAAAAGGTGCATCACATTTCTGGAACGCAGATCGCAAGCAAACAACCGTGATGAACTTCGATAAGCCAAGTAAAAACAAAGAACACCCAACAATGAAACCTGTTGACTTAATCCAATATCAAATGTCAAACTCAACAAAGCCAAACCATATCGTTCTTGACACCTTTGGTGGCTCTGGCACAACTTTGATTGCTGCAGAAAGAATACAAAGAAAAGCTCGCCTTGTTGAACTCGACCCAAAATACTGCGATGTAATAATTAAAAGATGGGAGAATTTCACTGGAAATAAAGCAGAGCGTGTAGTATTTAACTAAGAACTACATTTTATGGGCAAAAAAGGTACGCAAGCAGAGACAATTGTCAGGGCTCAACGGTTCGCTCGGATAATTGCTAACGGGGGTCGTCGGTCTGACTGCGTTCGTTATGCTTCCGAGAATTGGGGGGTGGGAGAGAGAAGCGTTGCTAAGTATTTACAGATAGCTAGAGAGGAGCTGAAGAAGGACTGGGATATGGAACGACCTCAGATGATTGCTGATCTTTTGGCTCAATGTAGCACCTTACAGATGGAAGCTAGAAGGTCTGGTCAATATCACATTGCTCTTGGTGCGATCAATACTGCAGCTAAACTTGCACACTTGGTCTCATGAGTCTCTTAGAAACTGTCTCGCAAGGCCATGTTTTATTTCAAGAAGGCTTTAGTTATATTCCCTCGTCAAAAGATGTAATAAAAAAAATAAAAACTAAGTTGCTTCCGCATCAAGCATCTTTCTGTGATGATTTAAGCCACCGTAAACTTGCACTCGTTTGTGGCTTTGGTGCTGGCAAAACTTATGCTTTAGTTTCTAAAAGTATTATTCTTGCTTGCATGAATGTTGGTCATATATCTGCAATCTTTGAACCAACGTCGCCTATGCTCAGAGATATTTTGATGAGAACGATGAACGAGCTTCTTGAGGAGTGGGAAATACCTTACACTTTCAGAGCTTCTCCTTTGCCAGAATATCAACTTACTTTTGAAGAAGGAACTCATACGATCCTACTAAGAACCATTTTGACTTATCAAAGGCTAAGAGGACAGAACCTTTGTGCGGTGGGATTTGATGAGGCCGACACCGTAAATAAAAGAGACGCAGAGCAAGCGATGAACATGGCTCTTGCAAGATTAAGGTCAGGCAATATTCAACAGTTTTACGCAACAACAACTCCCGAAGGTCATGCTTGGGCATTTGAGACTTTTGAAAAGAATGCAAAAGAGGATACAAGATTAATAAAAGCCAAGACAAGTGACAATCCCTATTTGCCAGAGGGCTTTATTGATTCTCTTTTAGAAAACTATCCACCGCAACTAATCCAAGCCTATCTCAATGGAAACTTTACAAATCTTACGACTGGGGCTGTATATTCAAGATTTGATCGCAATAAGCACTTGGTTGATAATATTCCTTTTGATATAAAGATGGAGACGCTCTTGATAGGGATCGACTTTAACGTGATGAACTGCAATGCTGTCGTGGCAGTCAAAGACGGAGATAAATTGTTTGTAATTGATGAAATTACAAAACAAAATGATACAGACGCATTGGCTCAAGAAATTAAAAGAAGGTATCCTACGAACAGAATATTAGTTTACCCAGATGCTAGTGGTGCTGCCAGATCAACGATCAACGCTTCAAAAACAGATATTGCAATTCTCGAAGGCTACGGTTTCTCAAGCATGGCATTACGCAGTAACCCACCGATCAAAGACAGAGTTCAAACCTTACAAGCACTCTTGGAGAACAGCAAAGGATGGGTGCGTTTGGCGATTCATGCCAGTTGCAGACGCTTGATCGAGTGTTTAGAATTGCAAAGTTATGATGAAAAAAGTGGAGATCCAGACAAGCAGAATGGATATGATCACCTGAACGATGCGTTAGGTTACCTTGTGTATAGAGAATTTAATATTATTCATGCACGAGCAGGTCGTCGAACTGGTATTAGAATATATTAAAAGTAATGATATTATGAGGAAAAACCGTGTATAGCTCACTAAATATTTACAACCAGCCTGTAACTTTAGCTCCCACAACGGTTGCCTCTCCAAATGCTGCCTACCAAAGGATGGCAAATTTCTGGGGTTTGATTGAGGATTTGAAAGAAGGGACTTATAAAATACGCAGCGAACATAGAAAATATTTACAACAAGAACCAAGAGAGACTGATGATGCTTACGACACAAGGTTGGCAAGATCAACTGTTGTTCCTTATTTACAACGAATAGAAAAAATGTTATCGGGAATGTTAGTGCGAAAGCCTGTGCGACTTGATGATGTTTCTGATCTTGTTCGAGAGCAACTTTTTGATGTTGATCTTGAAGGCAACGATCTGAATGTTTGGTTGTATCAAACTGCAAGAGTAGCAATTTCGTTTGGTCATGTTGGTGTGCTTGTCGACGCACCAAAAGAGGGAGAGAAGGCAAGACCTTATTGGGTGACTTACACACCAAGAGATATTCTTGGCTGGCGAACTGAAATCATAGAAGGCTCAAGGCAATTAACGCAACTCAGACTGATGGAACAAGTGGTCGAAGCCGATGGTAAATATGGTGAAAAGTTGGTAAAACAAATCCGAGTTCTTGAGCTTGGTCGATATGAAATACATCGCAAAGATAAAAAAGGAGACTATAAATTAGTTGATGAAGGAGAGATGAGTATCAAAGACAAGATTCCTTTTGCTGTTGCATATTCAAACCGAGTTGGATACTACGAATCACGCAGTCCTTTATACGACATTGCGGAACTAAACCTTAAGCATTACCAAATACAAAGCGACCTTGATAATATTCTTCATATTAGTTCTGTTCCTTTACTTGCGGTCTTTGGTTATCCAAACGCTGATGAGATAACAACTGGTCCGAATGAAGCATTATCGTTGCCACCAGAATCAAGACTTGAATATGTTTCTCCTTCGGGAGACAGCTACGACAGTCAGTTTAAAAGACTTGGTGATATAAAAGATCAAATAAATACTTTGTCTCTTGCTGCTGTTCTTGGTCAAAAGTTAGTCGGAGAAACTGCAGAAGCAAAGCGGATCGACAGATCGCAGAACGACTCAACAATGATGGTTATCGCACAGCAGATGCAAGATTTAATTGATAACTGTCTAAAGTTTCACAGTGAATATTTAAATGAACCAAACGCTGGGAGTTCTTTTGTTAATAGAGACTTTGTTACCGCAAGGCTTGAGCCAGCAGAGATTGATAGCCTTCTCAAAATATATGCTGCAAATGGTATCAGCCAAGAAAAACTTCTTGAGCAACTTGCGAGCGGAGAAATACTCGGAGATGATTTTGATATCGAAGAGGAACTAGAAAAAACGCAGTCGGGTGGGTTGATAGAGATGAACCCAGAAAGTGAAGCAGCTTAATAAATGGCAGTTCCAGAGGCTTTTTACAGAGAAGCTATAGATCTCAACAGATATAGCAACAAGGTGCAATTTCAAGTTGCCACCCAATTTAACGAAGTAATCCTTGATGTTCTCAGGCAGATTAGAGATCTTGAAGGAAACAGTCCAGCAACAACTGCAAGACTTAGATCAATATTGGCTCAAATGGTGGATAGTCTGAAAGGCTGGGAAAATGAAAGTGCCGTTTACATGATTGATGAACTGCAAAACTTAGCAGAGTTTCAAGTTGGCTTTGTGCAAGATCAACTCCAAAGAGTCCTTCCAAAAGGAGAGTTTCAAGTAAACACTGTTGCTGTTTCTCCTGACTTTGCAAAATCAGTTGTGACCAGAGATCCAACCGCTTTAACGATTCGTTTGCGTGATAAAGATGGAGTATTCAGAACTGCTCAGTTTGCTTTGACTGCCAAAAGAGGATCAGACATTTCTTTGCCAAATGGTAAAACAGTTAAAAAAGCATTTAGAGGTATCGCTGATGATTCAGCTTCGAGACTTTCAAAGGCAATCCGACTTGGTGTTTTGGAAGGAGAATCTTTACCAAAAA